AGATACCCGCGTACCGCGAAAACTGGTAAAGCAACGCGCCAGGGTGAAGCGTGCGACGGTTAATAAACCCCGTGCGCTTATCCGTGTTAACCGTGGCAATTTACCGGCCATAAAACTCGGTACCGCCAGCGTGCGACTTTCCCGCAGAAAACGGGACAAGAAAGGGGCTAACAGCGTTTTGCGCATCGGGCCTTTCCGTTTTCCGGGCGGTTTTATCCAGCAACTTAAAAATGGTCGCTGGCATGTCATGAGGCGAACGTCAAAACCCCGTTACCCCATTGAAGTGGTCAGCATCCCTCTGGCAGCACCATTGACTTCGGCATTTAAAGAGGAACTGCCGAAGCTCATGGAGTCAGATATGCCCAAAGAACTCCGGGCATCCCTTACCAACCAACTCAGGTTAATTCTTACACGATGAAACACAGCGATATCCGCAAGGTGATTATTGACGCGCTGGAAAGCGCGATTGGTACTGACGTCATTTATTTTGACGGCAGACCTGCAGTGCTCGAAGAGGGTGATTTTCCGGCTGTTGCCGTCTACCTGACCGATGCGGAATACACCGGGGAAGAGCTGGATGCCGATAGCTGGCAGGCCACTCTGCATATCGAAGTCTTCCTCGCGGCTCAGGTACCTGATTCTGAGCTGGATGACTGGATGGAGACGCGAGTGTACCCGGTTCTTGCAGAGGTTCCGGGGCTTGAATCCCTTATCAACACAATGGTTCAGCAGGGTTACGACTACCAGCGCGATGACGATATGGCGCTGTGGAGTTCTGCCGACCTGAAATATTCCATTACTTACGAAATGTGAGGACCCTATGGCCACACCAAATCCGCTGGCACCGACAAAAGGTGCCGGTACCACTCTCTGGGTTTACGCCGGAACCGGCGATCCCTACGCCAATCCGCTTTCAGACGTTGACTGGTTGCGTCTGGCAAAAATTAAAGACCTGCAGCCCGGTGAACTGACCGCTGAATCAGAAGATGACACCTACATCGATGATAAGAATGCCGACTGGACATCAACGATGCAGGGGCAGAAATCAGCCGGTGAAACCAACCTGACGCTGGCATGGATGCCGGGGGATTCCGGTCAGCAGGACCTGGTGAAATGGTTCGATGAAGGCACCGTGAAAGGATATAAAATCAAATATCCGAATGGTGTTGTCGATGTCTTTAAAGGCTGGGTAAGCAGCCTGGGTAAGACGGTTTCATCCAAAGAGGTTATGACCCGCACGGTAAAAATCACCAATAATGGCAAACCATCGCTGGCAGAAGACAGCGGCACACCGCCGATTGCCGTCACGGGGATCAGCCTGGATAAATCTACCGCAGCTGTGGCGGTTGCTGCCACGACGCAACTGGCGGTATCTGTCCTGCCGACAAGTGCTTCAGACACATCCTTCCGTGTCGCCAGCTCTGATCCTTCCAAAGCAACGGTCACCGTCAGCGGTAATACCCTGACCATCACCGGCGTGGCGGCAGGTACCGTCGAAATCATCGTCATGAGCAATGACGGTAACTTTGTGGCGATCTGCAAAGTCACTGTTTCCTGATAACCGGGGCGTGAGCCCCGTTCCCCGGAGTAATTATGTTTCTAAAAAGCGAACTGCTTGAAAGTAATGGCAGCAGTGTCACATTGTTCCAGCTGTCGGCGCTGCAGCGTATTGAACACCTCGAATATCTGAAGCAGCTGGAAGCAGTTGAAGAGGGCGATTTTCAGGCGGCCATTGCACTCACCGTGAAGAGCGGGGCATACCTCGTGGCGATGTCGCTCTGGCACGACCACGCACTGAAAGGCTCGGGAGAAAACGCGGTGGCGGAAGTCGTGAAGATTCAGGATGAAGTCATGCAGTCATGGCCGACTGAACTCATTGCCGAAGCAGAATATAAGGTAAAACTCCTGTCCGGCATGATTGCGCCTGTAACTGATGAACCGACAGAGCAAGACGAAGAGCGTAATGATCCTGCAGAACCCGTGACTGCGGAAAAGCCCTCGCCAGTGAGCTGAAATTTGCCATGAAACTGGCGCGTGAGTTCGGTCGCCCTGACTGGCGCGCCATGCTTGCTGGCATGACTTCAACAGAATACGGCGACTGGAAAATATTCTACCGGGACAATTTCTTTCATGATGTGCAGCTGGATGCTCACTTCTCCAGCCTGCTCTACACCATCTCAACCCTGTTTTTTGCCGATCCGGAATTATCCCCGGACAGTTTCAGCATTCTTTCCCCTGAACCGGAATCCATCGACATCGATGATCCGGATGACGATACGCTGATGGCGAAGGCTGAAGGTATTTCAGGAGGCGTGCGCTATGGCCCAGACGGCAGTCGGTGATCTGGTCGTTAACCTTGACGTTAACTCGACGAAATTTAACGAGCAGCTCAACTACGTCAAAAAAGAATTAAAACAGACCGGCAATGCGGCAAATGACGAAGCTTTACGGATCCAGCAGTCCTTCAGCCGCCAGGAGAATGCCGCGCGTAAGGCGGGTATTTCTGTCGGTCAGTATACCCAGGCGATGCGTATGCTTCCGGCGCAGTTTACCGATGTGGCGACGCAGCTGGCGGGCGGCCAGAACCCCTGGCTGATTCTGCTTCAGCAGGGCGGGCAGGTTAAGGATTCCTTTGGCGGGATTATTCCAACATTTCGGGCGCTGATGGGGACAATTTCCCCCATGATGCTTGGCATTGGAGCATTGTCCGTCGCAACGGGTGCGCTGTTTTACGCATGGTACCATGGCTCTTCCACACTGTCTGATTTCAACAAAACGCTGGTATTGTCAGGGAACACTGCCGGGTTGACTGCCGACCGCATGCTGGTACTGGCACGAAACGGCCAGGCAGCGGGGCTGACGTTCAATCAGACCAGCGAAGCCCTGAGCGAGCTTATCAACGCGGGGGTGGGCGCGGGTTCACGCTTTGATGAAATGAGCCAGGCGGTGGCGCGATTTACTGATGCCTCCGGCGTGCCGGTGGAGAAAGTCGCAGCCGCATACGGCAAGCTCACTACTGACCCTACATCTGGCCTGATCGCGATGGCTCAGCAGTTCCACAACGTTACGGCCGAACAGATTGCCCATGTGGCACAGCTGCAGCGTGCGGGTGACGAGGCTGGCGCACTGCAGGCGGCTAACGAGGCTGCTACTGCCGGATTCAACGATCAGACCAAAGCCATCCGCGACAATATGGGGTCGATTGAATCTTCAGCTGATTCCCTGAAGCGCGCCTTCAAGTCAATGTGGGATGCCGCACTTGATATTGGCAGACCTGACACTGCCCAGGAGATGGTGGCAAAAGCCGAAGCCGCATTTAAAAAGGCTGATGAAATCTGGAACCTGCGTAAAAATGATGGCTATGTAAATTCGCAGGCTCGAGATCTCTACTGGAATGATCGCGAGGTGGCGAGAGCTGAGCTTGAAAAAGCCAAGCGTCAGGCCGGAATTGAGAAGGAAAAGCAGGAGAATGCTTCGCGCGAAGCAACGCTTGAATCTGACCGTCAGAAGTATGCCGCGCAGGCGCAGGCGAACTATGCCAAAACCCAGACTGCCCTTGAGAAATACACGGCCAGGCAGAGCGAGCTCAATAAGGCTCTGAAAGAGGGGCGGATCCTCCAGGCTGACTACAACATCAACCTGGCCGCCGCGAAAAAAGAGTACGAAGACACCCTCAAAAAACCGAAGAAAACCCCTGCAGTCAGGACACCTGCCGGTACCCGTGCAACCGATACGGCCAGCGCCCAGACGATGGAGCTGGAAGCGCAGCTGCGTACCCTGCAGGAGCATAAGGGGATCAATGACACTATCAGCCAGCAGCGTCAGGAGCTGTGGCGTCAGCAGTCCCGTTTTACGGTTCTGGAAGAGGCCGCGAAGACCCGGACGCTTTCTGCAGAGGAAAAATCCCTGCTAGCCAGCAAAAGTGAAGTGCTCTTCCGGGCTGAACTGAATGCAAAACTCGGCGATCAGATAGTGGCTCAGGAGCGACTAAACCGCCTGCAGGATACCTCCCAGAAATATGTTACGCAGATTGGCGAGAAAACCCGTGCGCTGAAGGACGGCGGGGCAATGAGTAGTCGTGCTGCGCAACGCCAGAATGAAGAAGCTCAGCTTCGCCAGGGCTGGATGAATGCCGGTGGATCAGAAACCGATCAGGGCTATCAGAACGAACTGGCTGCGCTCAAAAACTACTACGCTGAGCAGGATAATCTGCGCGGAGACTGGCTGTCTGGTGCAAAATCAGCCTGGGCCGACTATGCCGACTCCGCTGCTGATGCCTATGGCCAGATGAAGTCGTTTGCCACCAGTACGTTTGATGGTATCGGGCAGAACATGGCGGATATGCTCACTACCGGAAAGGCAAACTGGGCTGATTTTACCCGGTCAACATTATCGATGCTGACGCAAATCCTGATGAAGCAGGCAATGTCAGGTCTGGTGAGCTCGGCTACATCGGCGTTGGGATTTTCCGGGGGCGGGTTTACCGGTTCAGGCGGGAAATATGAGCCTGCAGGTGTTGTTCACCGTGGTGAATTTGTCTTCACCAAAGAGGCAACCAGCCGGATTGGCGTCAGGAACCTTTACGGGATGATGAAAGGCTACGCCACTGGCGGTCTTGTTGGGGGCAATGGTACAGGGCCAGCTGCAGCACCTTTCGGTGTCAGAGTGTATGCGCCCGTGACGGTCGAGAATGCCTCCGGGGGATCGCAGCAGCAAAATGACGGTGACAGGCTGGGTAAGGCGTACCAGCAGGTGATTAACAAATCTGTCAATGATGGTATCGCTCAGGCAATCCGGCCAGGTGGGCTCATCTGGAATGCGACCAATCGCAGGTAACCGTTATGACGATAGAGACATTTTCGTGGGGCATTAAGGCATCGAGTCAACCCTCCCTCGGCAGTAAAGACACAGTGAGAAAGGCTCAGTTTGGTGATGGATACGCCCAGGTGAGCGGTTCAGGTCTGAATGACGAAATGCTTACCTATGAGTTTTCATATTCAGGAGATCCGCACACAGCGAACCAGATTCATGCTTTCCTTCGTCGGCACAAAGTGAAGTCATTTATTTTCACTCCACCTTTCAGTGATACCGCGCTGTGGCGTGTTGAGGCTGACACCCTCAAAAAAGTGGTTAAAAACGTAAAAGTGGTAACCGTAACGGCAACGTTTGAACAGGCATTTGCACCATGAGTCTTCATGCTGATTATCAAAAACTTGAGCCGGGCAATGAAGTCCGGCTTTTTTCTGTCGATGGCACGGTATTCGGCATGTCGGATGTGCTCTGCTTCCACACACATAATATCGCACACACACCTGAAGAAATTGAAGCCGCTGGCGGGGATGAGAATAAACTTCCGGCGAAATCCATCTGGTGGCAGGGGCAGGAATACAAAGCCTGGCCGTGTCAGGTTGAAGGTATTGAGGCGACCACGGACGGTACCAGCCCGCAGCCTAAACTGACGGTGGCTAACCTGGACAGCTCAATCACGGCGCTCTGTCTTGCGTATGACGATCTGCTGCAGGCCAAAGTCAGTATCCATGACACTCTGGCGCGGTATCTGGATGCCCGAAATTTTCCCCAGGGTAACCCATCAGCTGATCCCACTCAGGAAAAGCTGAAGGTCTTTTACATCGATGCAAAAAGCAGTGAAAACAACGAGGTTGTGGAATTCACACTTTCCAGCCCGATGGATCTGCAGGGGCTGATGATTCCGACGCGCCAGCTGCATTCGCTGTGTACCTGGTGCATCCGGAACAAGTACCGTACCGGTGATGGCTGTGATTATGCCGGCACGCGCTATTTCGATAAGCACAATAATCCGGTCGATGATCCGTCGCTCGACGAATGTAACGGCACGCTGACGGCCTGCAAGCTCCGGCATGGAGACGGCAA